CACAGGTACGGCTCCGGGTCAGGCATCGGGTTCCTCCCCATTAGAAAGGGCTGAGGCGATGTAACGCGCATGGCGTCGTTCCGTCTCGTCGCCTTGGGCGAGCCAGTCGTGCAGCATCCACACCCGCTCAACCGCAGCCGCGTACGCTTCGGCCTGCCATGTGTCCATCCCGCCACTCTCCCTAACGCTGGACTGGTAGTTCGACCAGCATGCGGTTTGCTTGCCGGTCCACCCCAACCACCCTCAGCCCGAGTCCTTGCACGAGCCGAATGATTGCGGCCCACTCATCCTCAGGTAGCGGTGTGGTGTTGTCAACCACTACGCCACCAATTCTACATTACGATCAGGTAACAGCCCACGCACCGCATCAACCCCACCCGTCAAGTACAGGGAGTTCACATCCTGACCTGCTGGCAGGTACAACATGCGGGCCTGCGGAAGATCACCACAGATCACCTTACCCAACTCGTGACCAGGGTTCGACCCGTCCTCCTTCACATCATTATCCGCCAACACAAAAATGTGCGGGAACCCGTCAAGCACCCTCGGATGCCACGGCTTCCACTGTTGCACCCCCGGAATACCAACCGTAGGAATACCACACACACCATGCGCAATCACCGCATCGAGTTCGCCCTCAGCGATGCAGATGGTGTCCGTGTTCGCAAACACCGCATTCACGTTGAACATCAACGACCGCTGCCCCGTAGGCACCAGATACTTCGGCTCCCTGTACTCGTCAAGCTGGCGCATCTTGAACCCGACGACACCGGACTTCGTGATGTACGGGATGCTCAACATGCCCGTGTATGGCACATGGTCCGGTTCAGGGTCGGTCACGACGCCAAGACGGAATGCCTCTGCCACCGTGCCGTCGATCCCGCGACCCGCCAGGTAAGAACGAGCCTTCTCGGTTAGCGAGTTGTGATACCTGTCCGCTGCCTGCGTCAAGGTGTTCCGTCGCCCACTGGTAAGCCGCACGAAAATCGAGTCCTTCCCGTTGCTGAATCAGACTGTAAACATCCCCACCCAGATCGCAGGTGTGACAGTGGTACACGCCTTTGCCTAGGTTGACGGACGCCGATGCGTGCTTGTCGCCGTGGAAGGCGCACCTAATGGCACGCTCCCCCGGCCCTTCCGGCACACCCGTGAACCCTTCACGCAACAGGTAGGCGCGGAGTAGTTGGCCCTTGTCCGGGTCACTCATCGAGCATTTCCGCTGTACGGGCGTAGCCGCAAATATCTACGAGGTTGTCGCGCTTCGGTGTGTGCGCGTCGCGCACCACTTTGGTCAGCACCATCATCATCGCCACGGCCCGCGCATCAAGCACGACGTTGACCCCGTAGCGTCGTCGTAGGTACAGTTCCCATGCTTCGCTGATGGCCCCCAGGTTTTCTTCGGGTGTCCCGTACTGCTCGTTGCGGTCACCACTGGTGATGTCCGCGGCCTCATCCAACACCGTGCGCCTAGCGAGGCGTGCCGCATCGAGGGCGGCTGCCACGGTCGGATCATCAGAAGGCAACGGTTCCGGTCGGGCCATCCTCTTACGCCACGCGGCCTGCGCCTCGTTCCATTCGGCGGGGGTCGCATCATCCAGCGTGCGATAGTCAGCCATTGCGCTTCCACCAATGCGTGTGATTGTTCACCTTGATCACTCGCGGGTACCGCTCCGACAGGGGCCGAAAGTTGTAGGCGTCGGCCATGCCACGCTTACGGCCCCGCTCATAGGCGATGGTCGTTGCGTGGTCAATCGCCCGCTGCACTTCCTTCTTCACGGACGCACCCGCCGACGCCACATGATCGTTAGCCACACCCTCCACACGAATCAGAAGGTAGGTGTCGTCAATCCACACGGGCACTTCAATCGTTCTAGCCATTCCCATTCCCTTCCAAGGTTGCGATCAGTTGCAGAAAATCCCTGTACTCCAACACGGCATACGAACGCTCCACGGGATGATTACGGCGCTTCACCACCACCACCCCCACCGCTTCCTTACCCTCACGCTTCTCCCAATTCGCCACCTCCACCGCCAGTTCCTTCATGTACCCGGCAAGGTCAATGCGCTGCTCGGCCTTCGCCTCAATCACCACATGCAGCTTGCCCGTCGCTAACTCGATGTCACCCACATCCAGGGTGCCTGCGGGCGGATTCCTGTGCGAATGCCACCGCAGCCCGGCCAAATGCGCGAATGCTTTGTTGAACACGTTGATGGCGATTTCATGCGACGACCCTTTGCGCTTGCTCGGGTTAGCCACTGTTACCGACCCAAAGAACCTCAACCCAATCGGAAGGAACCGGATTGGCGTATTGACCAGCAACCGCGTACCACCCGAATCGTTCGGGGTCGTGACGGCTCTCCCACGGGTGCCGCGGCAGTGGAATAATGAAGTACGAGTCTGGCTGCGGCTTCCCCTGTTCTCTCAATTCCGTCAATGACTTCTCGGCGGAACGCTGAGCATCCATGAAAGACTCGAAAGGGGCCGACCCATATTCTCCACTCATCGGGTCGGCTCCAACCCCTGCTTGTATCCGTTGTCCTCAAAAGGCGGCACCCACGCCGCACGAAACATTGAGCGTGCGGCACCTTCCGGCATGTTGATGAGCAGTTCTTCTGCAACGCAGTTGAGGTCGAAGTGCAGGCCACGGTCGGCACGCAAAGCATGAAACAGGTTGGCGTTCTTGTGCTTGTCGAGTGGTGTCCCTCGCGGGCACTCCGGTTCGTCGCTCATTCTACACACCCCACCCTTGCTGTCCGGGCTGCTGCTGCGCAGCCTCATCCCAACTTCCATACAGGGCCATCCTGCTTGGGTCCACGTACAGCGTGTGGAACGTGCGACCCGTGGCATCCTGCGGCCCGGAACGATTCTTCACGCACGCCACCTTGTACTCCCCGTTCATCGGGTTCATCGCCACCGCAAGGATCAACTCGGGCAACTGGCTGATCTTCCCCATGATCGCCCGCCTCGCGGGCGGATCGGACGGGTTACCCTCCGCCTCACTGGTGTGATGCAGCACAATCACCGATGCTTGCGACTCGCGAGCAATGTGGTGGAACGCTTTCGCAATCTCCCGCATACCGGCAAACTCGTTATCATGCTCGGCCACCACGTTCATCAGGTTGTCCACGATGACCAGTTCGGGGGTGCGGCCCCACGTTTCATCGAACGCCATGATTTCCAGGTCAATGTCGTCCAGTGTTGGGCTCGGGTTGAAGCAGAATCGCACGTTGTCCAGCTCGTCCAACACTTGCTCGTAGTGTTCGGCCCATCCTTGGTCGATGCGCCGTTCAATGTCATCAACCCGTTCACCCGTCAGCATGGCTGCGGCACGGAACGCCGTGGTCTGCTCATCGGTGTCGGCGGAGAAGAACAGGGTGGGGAGGTTGTTCTTCACCGCATAATGCAGGGCGAGAAGGCTTTTGCCCGCGTTAGGC